TTGTTCTATGGCATTGTGGACATGCGGCATTGCAATAAGTAGTAATATCTAGCCAAACAATAATCTTTTTAAGCTTATAAAGGTTATGATAATATTTCACACTGAAAAACTAGAGCCACATCCACAGGTTGTTTTTGCATTAGGATTTTTTATAATAAATCTTGCTCCTTGTAAATCTTGTACATAATCAATTGATATACCTTCTAAATATTGATAACTCATAGGGTCTATTAATACTTTCACACCATTTTTTTCAATACTGAAATCGCCATCAATTGTAGTTTCATCTAATTTAAAACCATAATTAAAACCTGAACAGCCACCACCAGAGATATAAACTCTTAGGTTTTCTTCTGGGGATTTCATTCCGGCTACCTTATTTGCTGCATTTTCAGTTATTTGCATATTTATTTTCCGCTAGCTGTTTACTTTTGCCATAAACTATGATATAATAGAATAGTTCTGTCGGGGAGACTAGATATAGGAATTAGTGGACAGTAGTAGTTCCTTTAAGTGTTGATATAGCAGGTGGTCTAGATGGAGTTTCGGTACCTTCAATCTGGTCTAATAATATCTTCATATAATAAGCTTTAATATCTGTACTTACATCAGATTCAAGCATTACATTATGGCTATCTATATGATGTAGAGCATGTTCAGAAAATGGTAAGTATGGAGTAAAGACTAACTGTTGATCTTCCTCAATATGAAGGCGCATTGGTTCTTCAATTGCTACAGTTTTATCATTACCATCGTGTACATACGCAATGATTGATTCCCCTGATACTAATTTTAACATTTTAACAGGGACATCTTTTAACGTGTCAGGGAATTTCTTTTCTATATCTTCCATATACCTATTTATAATAAATTAACTTCGTGTATCTTAAATTTAAACCTTTCTTTAGCATATATTTTAACCCTCTCAGCACTATGATTAAGAGTGTAATTCTTATTAGATTTCCAATGTAGGTCATCTGCTATGTCATACAATACCGTATCTTGTTCTGTTTTACGTAATCCTCTACCAATAGATTGTAATACCCTTATCTGACTCTTACTGGGCGAGGCAAAAATTATATTATGTAGGTTAACTATATTGACACCAGTAGAGAATGTACCATAAGAACATACTAATATAGCGTCTTTTTCTGTTTCTGTTATAACTCTAATTTCTTCTCTTATATCAGCTGGAACCTTACCACTTACAAAGAATACTTTTCTTTTACCTATTCCCCATAATCCTTTAGCTGCTTCATCAATTATTCTGAATAAAGGTTCACCATGCTTTTCAACAAATTGGAATAAGACTAATGTATTACCCTTTTGGTCTAGAGCTAGGTTCTTAATAAATTTATTTCGCGCGTTATTTGTAACAATCCAATCTACTTCTTCCTGATATTTCATCTTACTTACTTCTTTACAATCCTCATCTTTATGTTTAAGTAATACAATATCAATATTTAAATTGGCAAGATCACCTCTATCAATAAGTTCTTTTGAGGTGGTAATATGTTTATGTGGACCAAATAATCCTTCTAATACAAGCTTATGGGTTTGTGTACCATCTAATGTACCTGTTAACCCAAATCTATATCTTGCTTCAGTACATTTGGTTAATATACTTGTTAATGATTTAGCTTTAAAGTTATGTGCTTCATCACCTACAACCATACCAAATTGTTCAAAATATCCCTTTTGCATTTTATATATTGATTGCCAAGTAGATATATAAACTCTTTTAGTTTTATGACCCTTATCGAGTCCAGCCATTATTTCATGACAATTCTTAGATGCATTCCATTCTTTTTCATGTTGAGAATACTCTTCAAAGTCACCATACATTTGTTTAACAAGGGAAGTAGTAGGTACTATTATTAATACTTTATCCTCATTACGAGCCAAAAAATATCTCATAAGGAGATATATTATTAATGATTTACCTGAAGCTGTAGGACTTACTAATAATCCCGAACGTGTTCGTAAACCATATTGAATAGCTTCTAACTGATAGTCCCTTGGTATATATGGTATTGGTAATGTTTCAATCCAAGACATGTCATCATTATAATCCATACCTGGAAGATTATATTTATGAGGGGGTTCTTTTAATATAGATGTAAGTTTTATATTTCTTTCTAAACAAAAAGCTTTTATATAACTAAATAATCCAGAATAAATGGATTGGTCACGTAGATTAAGTAGTCGTATTTTGCCATCCCATAATTTATTACGGAATTGTGGCATAAACTTATAACCAGGAACATAAAATGTAAAGTACTCTGCTAATTCGTGTATGATTCCTTTATCATCACAATCAACATATATAAACGCATTATCTTTTACTTCAACTCTTATTTCTTCCATGTGCTAAGTGTATAGCAAACTCCATTGCTGTCATTCCATCTGGATAGATTGGTGTAATTGGTGTAGACTTTAATTGGGTTTCTACCTCTTTAATTAATTTCTCAAATTTTTGTTTCTCAGCACAAGGTTTTAAGCCATTGCTTATACTATTATAGCTTATAAGTAATAGTTCTAATGTTTTTCTGCTAAGCACCTGCCTCGAAACTCCGCCATTTAATTATGTTACCAATATTTTGGTGTCGCCATCTTATAGTATTCATAATTTCCTCCAGTGTTTCAATAAGAACTTTGTCATATTCTAATGCTGCTTGGGCTTTTTGGATATCAGTATCTGAATCATAATAATAATTCATATCACCTTTTAATGGTTTATTTAATCCACCAAATGGGTCATATTCCCAACCTTTCATATCCATTTCACCTTGGCTTAACTTACCATTATAATATAACCATTTATCTTTCAATAATGTTTTATATTCTAAATCTTTTTTCTTTCTACGCATTCTAGCAATAGTAATTAATTCTAAATACTTGCTATGTATACGTGCCATTTTAATGGTAGTATCATCTAATTTTAAATCATCTATTATGGAATCTTCCTTCCACATTTTTAATACTTCTTCAATATTCACCCTTGGCCTCTATATTTTTTAAATGATGCTCTTTTATTTTTATTCATTGATGAGGTTTTAATCCATCGTCTACCGATACTGGTTTTTTTACGGACACCATTCCACTTTTGCGCTTTAAATCTCATATACTATATTATATCATAGTTTAAGGCAAAAGTAAACAGCTTAGATGAATTGATAATAAGAATATTGGAAAGATGCAACTGCAGTAAGATATTCTACATCAGTTGTTGTGATATCAAATGGAAGAGATGAAAGACTTGTTGGATAAGCATCTACAAATTTGATTTGTTTTGTGACGTTATTAGCTGAGTTCATAACAGTAAGTGTCATATCTCTATAATGGTCTGAACTTGTTGTCGTTGAATGATTTGATTCTACATTTGCTTTCATCCAATCAAAGATTTCTTTATAATTTAAAAGGTCTTCATCAATAAGATATGACATTTCAAATGTACCAAATCTCATTTTATCTCCAGCTCTTCCTACATCAATTGATTGATAATTTAATGGTGCACCTTCGACAGATACATCTGGAAGCATCATGGTTTGAATAGTCCACTCTGCACCAGAATAAGCTTGGTTATCCAGGGTTAAAACAAACGACGATGGGTTTAAAAAGTTTGGCATATAGTTATTTATACGAAAAAAAACCGGGCTTTCGCCCGGTTTAGATGTATATTTAGAAAATTATAGGTTAACGACCTTACGTTTTCTGTAGTATACGTTTGCTCCAGCACCAGCTGTGACAAATGGATTGTCAGCAAGACCGTAACGAGTTTTGAATCCAATTTTTGGTTGGAAGTCATTTTCGCCAATAGTCTTCATCATGCTTAATGGAACGTATGGGCAATAGAACATACCAGCATCATAAGGATTAGAACCCTTATAACCGATAGTGTAATAATCTACTGCAGCATATGGATCGATATACACTTTCATACCGCCAGTCATAGTACCTGCAAGTAATGAACCTGTAGCATCAGAATCGAAATTCTGAGGACCAGATAGACCCAAAGTTGTGTCCATCATACCAGCAGCATTTAATGCAGCTGCTACACCGTGTGAAACCAAAGCCCAGTTACCTTTACCACGACGAGTTGAAGTAGCAATAGTGTTTGCTTCTTTCTCCATGGCAAATACCATACCTTTGATTCTTTCAACCAACCATCTTGCACCACCTGTATCAGCAGCATCAGTAGCATCAAACTCACCAGAGGCAAGTGTAGATGTTACAGACTTAAGGTTAATGTTACGGATGATTTCACGATTCATTTCAGCTAGAATTTCAGTTGAAAGGATATTCGCAAGTTCAGTTTCCGCAGATAAACCATGTACTGCTTTAAGGTCTTGAGCTAATTCAATTGTGTATTGAGCTTTAAGAGCACGAGACTTTGCAGTCACAGTAGTCTTATCAATTGAGAAAGCCATTTCGGCAAATGCGTTACCAGTATTACCTAACGCTTCAGCAGCTCCTGTAGATAGACCTTCACCTGGAGTGTAGTCATCAACAGTATCTGATTCACCACCGCCAGAGTCACCGGCAAATGGATCGTCACTTTTGCCTACTGAACCTGAGCCACCACCTGAAAATTCAGTGTCAGCTTCGTCGAATAATGCTTCAGTGCCGCCTTGAGTTGTGTAACGGCTCTTCATTGCAAAGATCAGACCAGTTGGTCCAGTCATTGGCTGTACGCCAACTAGATCGAATGCAAGAAGCGCAGGAGTTGCACGTCTTACTAAGCTAATTAGGACTGGGTCCCAATTATCAACGCCACCGCCAGTCTTATTAGCCGCGATTTCGTTAAGTTGAGCTCTTTCTTGGATTTGTTGCTTTTCCATATTCTCAAGAACTACTGCTGTAACATTACGTCTGTGAGGATCTAATATCTTTCCAGCATCTTGTGAATCAAGAACAGGGGCCCATTTTTCCTGTAATTGTATTTGATTAATTTCTTCCATTTTAATATTCTCCTATTTAATGGATTAAGTTCGCGACATCGCGTCCAAGTATGTCTGCATTTGAGCAGTAACAACTTGGGGTTCTTGTGAATCCTCAGTAATGGCATCAACTTCTGATGTCTCTACCGCGGTATCTTTATTAAGGTAAGATTCCTTAATTGTAGCTACTTTAGCAGCAAAAGCTTCATTATCATCAGCTTCAATAGCTTCAGTTAACTCAGTTAATTTTGCAGTTTCAGTTGCAGTTAATCCTTCACATGCTTCACGGATTATGTCTTGTCTTTCATAAGCTTTCACTTTTTCTGACAATTCCATAGCCTTTTCAGTTGCATCATTTAATTGAGATTTAGCATCTTTTGCTTCTTCAGATAGGGAATCTAAAATATCTCCCGCATCGTCAGGAACATTGATGTAATGCTCTTTAAATAATGTACCTAATGAATTAATGAATGATTCTGTGATTTCAGACTTAAGAGAATGCTCAATTGCAACCTCATTGTCTTTCATCCAGTTTTCAACTACATATGTTAAGTAGCCGTCAACTTTATCAACCAAATCTTCTTTAATAGCTTCAACTTCTCCAGCTAAATCAGATTCATATTGCTCTTCCAATTTTGCTGTTTTAGCATTAACTTTCGAATTTAATGCAGCTTCAAAAATAGTAGCAGCTTTCTCTTTAAAGCCTTCGGACAATGTGTCCTCGTCTTTAATTAAAGCTTCGACGTCATCTTCAAAAGACTCTTTTTGAGCCTTCTTCTTTTCAGGAATACCTTCGACTTCATTACCGTCATCACCTTTTTTCTTTTTCTTAGTATTAAGTTTGTCGGCTTTGTTGTCTGACTGTGCAGTTTTACCTTTTGCGGTATCACCAGTGTCATCTACTGTTTCATCTACTTCATCTTCATCTTCGTCTTCATCATCTTCATCATGGTCTTCTGCCTTAGCCTTAGCCTTAGCTTTTTCCGCTGCTTCAAAAATGATGTCAAGATCTTCTTTAGACATTTCTGTCAAAGAAGCTTTAATTGCTGATGCTGTACGAGCTGCTGTTAGAGGTGCCTCTGGAATATCTAATTCCTCAGCTTCTACTTGCGTATCCTCAACAATAACCTCGTCTACAGTTTCCTCAACAATTTCGTCTTTTTTAACTTCAGACATTGTTTTCTCCTTTAGAGATTATAGTTTAGAGAGGAAATGCTCGAAGCCTGCAGACTGTTGCTCTTCCGAGAAACAAACTTTAGACTCTTTCACTTCTGTCTCACCTTTTTCAATTGTTTGGATAAAATGACCACTACCGTCATCCTCCCAACTAACACCTTCCATAATGCCATTTACAAATGCATTAGGTGCTGATGGGTCTTGTACGATATCAATTGTGTTAAGCATGAAATCATCCCTAACATAATTAGCGCCATCTTTAAAATCCAAACTTCCCATACCACGACTTGACACTCCAAGTTGAACACCACCTTCAACAAGACCTTTTACGATCTTACCACATGGCGTATCCAATATAAGTGCTTTTCCCATCACATTATTACCGTCCCATTTGAGTTCGGTAATTCTGTGAGAAACTTTATCCAAATTAATGGATGGACCCTCGGGGTGATTTAATTCTCCCACCGCTCGGCCTGTAATTACTTGTTCGTTTACGAACTTATCAACTGCAGAAGTAAGAACTTCCCTGGTATAAACTCTACCATTTTTATTCTTATTCTCAGCTTGCATAAAAATACCTTCCAAGAAAGTATTCTTTTTACCATTTTTGCCCTCTTTAATTGAATAACCAAGGGAATGGTTTGTATATTCGGCAATTAGTTTCATTTATGCTCCCATTATTACTATGAAATCTTTTAGACCATTTTCAGCAGCTTTTGCTGACTTATAACTGTCAACCTTTATATCATTAATATATAAGTTAAACTTATTTGTAATGACTGCTGTAGTCTTCTTCTTTCT